AGACCGTCACCGTAACCATCTGGACCAAAAAGATGGAGGTTAGGATGAATCCGCTTCAAGACCATTGCTGCGCGACGAAAATCAAATTGCCGCGCATAGTAGTTATGAAGCTGGAAAAGTGTTTGCCCGCTCACCAATTGATCCTGGTGATAAGGGCGAATGTCAATTCCACGCCAGTAATCAGCACCACAGGACTCACGAAAGGGACCTTCGGCGAATGACTTCTCAGAATTAATAGAGAAACCACAAACGCCTAAGACCCAAGTGAGTAGACTTACAGCTTCTACGGGAACTATTAAATCGTCCCCGTAGGCTGAAGTCCAGCCTGTCGGTAAAGAGAGATGGTCGCAGACACTCCATGCCAGAGCATAGAATATCAACGTTTCCAGTTCGAACGTGAAGGCGTTCCCCATAGAGGAGAATTTCTCTAGTTCTATCACTTGACCCTGGTACTCTACCTTGCCAGTCCGAAACTGGTTTAGAAAGGAAAACCAATCCAAAGGTAGAAGATGTGCAACGAGCTCTTTCGAGATCGTATCGGAAGCCATAGACAAGTCGATCGTCGCCAGTGAACCAGACATCGAGCCCATACGGGCAAGACGCTGATTTCTGGTTTGATCGCGTGTGTCCACGCCGGCAGACGCCAGCCTATCCTTAAGATAACTACCTACGCCTTTTTGGGCGAAAGTATTTAGGATAGGTTCGATCACAATCGATCGGTAAGTTTTGGCGTTTTTTGGAACGAACTGGAGCTTTCCAGGGACTATTGCAACGTCCACAAGAGAACGTCCAAACACTTCGCAGTGAGCGTGATGCATTGCCCACTCGGGTGCTTGGCTGAGGAGTGCACTTGCACTCGGCAGCAGGTTCGAGCTACACTCTAGCCTCGATCCCAGTTTAAACCTGGGTGAAGAGGCGAAGGCTTTTGTGCCCGTGTTTGAACCTGGGCCAAATTCGAACCGCAGATCTGACCACTTAGGAAGCTTTCCGAGAATTCGAGCAATTTTCCGCTGCGCCCCATGAAGTATGGAGTGAACAGCAGGATGCATGTATGCATCGTGCTCGAGATTTCGGAGAAACTCATTAGTGATCCTGCAGCTGTCCTCTGACTGTTGAAACCTATTCCACGCGACCGCCTCTTTGTCCAAACCAAGCTTCAGCGGCTCTAGTTTCTTAAAGAAAGCTAGAGCTTGCCGAGCATGGATAAGATGCAGGGGATTGTCAGAGTAGGAGTAAGGTAATTCAAAATCGCACAAGCCAGCCCAATTCCGAGTCCTAAGGAAATAACCAAGGACATCGGCAAAAGGGCCAGCCTCTTTAACGTGCGACCAAGCGAAGTCCGTGAGAATCTTAATGGATTCGTCATAAGAGAACTTTTGGTCCCATTGCGGTCTGAGAGTTATTCTCATCTCAACCTCCACTAGAAAGGATTTAAGAATCAGCCTATTAAGTAGGCATGACGACGTTGATGAACGAGTAGGGCAGGAAGTGTCCCGAGTACGCGCTAGCAAAAGCACCGCTAGCAGCTGATCGAGCGTCCAACCCACTGTCCGCAACATTGTTGGCACCTTGTAACAGGTGGGTCATCATTCTCACGGCATTCGCCCGGTCCTCAGCAGAGCTGCGGGCTGGAGCGAACAACGTGAAAATTCCTACCATAACGTAAGCTACCTTTGGGGCAGCAACGTAACCAGAGGCCGCAGCGGCACCGATAGTCTCCAAGACGGGGACCTCGAGCTTCGCAGACAGACGAAAATCGCCACTCTTCAGTTTCTCCCATGTGGCGGTCAGGCGAGCCTGACCATTCACCGGGACACCTGCTAGATTCGCACGCCAGACCAAAGCCTGGTTTGCGTTACTAACGGGCAGAAAGGTGACGGTAGTGTCTGTATCATCCTGTATAAGGATGTTAGTCATATCAGCCATGAAAAAGCTCCATGTGTAACTCTCTACGGTGATAAGCCGTATCTTAGAGTGCCTGAATACAGGCTTGTGAAGGGAGTCATCGAAACGCTGTCCGTAACAAGGATAGCGCGCTAGCCACGTGAGACGTACTGAACGGGCTTTTAAATTCAGGTGCCCGTAAAGGCATCTGGTTTATAAGGCCAGTGGTACGCTTCAAAGTGACCGACCGGGAAAATGTATCCGGCGATGACCATTGGTAAACATCCACCCAGTTAGACTGAGGGGAAAAGATCGTGCTCACAAACTTCTCAGACCGCACGAAAGTGCCAGTCAAGTTGTTGAGAACAGATCTAGCTTCCAGGAAGTCTCCTATAGGGAGAAACCAATCCACCACAAAAGAATACGGCATCAATTCCCACGCAACTAGCGCAGGGTCGTGAAAGCCGAACTCCTCTAACGTTGTGAACCGAGCTTCTTCTTGGATCTTGAAGACCAGGTCAACCGACAGTTTCGCATCATGCGAAGCTTTGATCAGTTGATTTTCGGCGGTCCCAGAAAGGGACGTACCGAATCTTGTCCTCACCGTCGTTTGACGACGGGAAAGCTGCGCTGCTGCAGCAATTGCAGCATCTTTTGCAGCCCCAACCAATGGTAGCCAACCATAAGTAAGGCCTAACCACGCTTGAGCAGATCCTTTCGATAGGTCTTTTGAGACCTGACCGACGGTGCTGCTCTTCGGTTTCACACCCAAATAATGGAGAGAATCCGAGATCTTACCCTTCTTGAGAGAGAGGTAAGCATTTGCGAGGTTAGCAGCTGTTGAAGTGATCATAGTCACCGCCTCGTGGAGCTCACCGAGATTTACAGCGGCATTAAAATCATGCCCCTTAAATTTCTCTGCAAGACGCGAGATGGCCCGGAGCTCCAGATTAGGGTCTAAGACGGGTAAAGGGAGATTTGGTAATCCCCCAAAACACGACTGGACTGTACCTGAAGCGTTTGATATACCGGACACATGTGACCACTTCATCTCTGGATTGCTAGTACTATAATAGCTCATGTCGTAATTATTGTCAGTCTTTCGACCATCGTTTCCGGACCACACTTTTGTTGAATAGTATCCAACTAAGGTGGTGCCGCACCCAAGGCTTTTGGCCAGGCGTGTATCGACGATACGAGATCCTGATGACATTGCTAGCTCCAGTTAGGCTTTCGCCAGATATTACCCGACAACATCTGTCGGTCCTGCCGGGTCTTTCGATCCAGCTCTATCTGAATGGTGATAAGCCATTCAAACCCGATAGTGAATTATTC